CAATTGCAAATAAAAACAATTATGGATATATAACTCCTAGTGATTTTAACTTATATGCAAAACAAGCTCAACTAGACATATTTGAAGATTATTTTTATCAATATAACAGCTGGATCATAAAGCAAAATGCTCGTGTATCTGGTAGTGAATATGCAGATATTCTAAAAGGCTTGGTAGAGGTAATTGACAGCTTCTCTGAAACAAGAGGACTAACTACACCTGGTATTAATTTATATAATTTACCAGAAAACTACTATTTAATTAATAAAATAAATTACTATCCTAACGCAATATTTTCTTCAACTACTACGGCGGGTGGAGTAAACACGTTAACAGATGCTAATGCAACATTTGTAGCAACTGGTACTGTACTGCCAGGGCAGTTTGTAACTAACACTACTTTAACTAGCGTGTCTTCTGGATTTGGAGCTTATGTAGTTAGTGTAGATTCAGAGACTCAATTAACGTTATCTAACAATCCATTTGGTAGCGCTGCTACTGTTGGTAATTCTTACACAATTGTAAGTACAACTGGTATTAAAGAAATCGAAAGAGTTTCTCAAAATAAAATATTCTATTTAAATTCATCTCCTTTAACATCTCCAAACATAACTTATCCAGCCTATGTTTTAGGTGGGGGTAATAGTGTATCAACTGGTAATACCATTACAGTATATCCAGATACAATAATTGGATCAGGAAAGGTTTTATCACAATACATAAGGTATCCTTTGGATCCTAATTGGACTTATAGTTCTTTAGCGGGCGGAGAGCCAGTATTTGATGAGGGAGCGGCAGATTATCAGGATTTTGAATTACCTGATTCTGATGAGCCTAACTTAGTAAATAAGATATTACAATATGCTGGTGTATCTATTAGAGAGAATGATATTGCTGTTTTTGGTAATATGCAAGAACAAGAAGATAACCAACAACAATCATAAGCTATGTCATATATAACAGATTATCAATATTATGAAAACGAAGGGACAAACCCTACGAATTCAAACTGGGGTTCCTATCAATTTGTATCGCTAGACGATATAGTAACTAACTTTATGCTAATGTATGTTGGCAATGACAAGCTAATTAATAACGTAGAAAAATATAATATTTTATTTCACGCAAAACGAGGTATTCAAGAATTGAATTACGATGCAATGAAAGAGATTAAGATATTAGAACTTAGTGTTTGTGATCAGCTAAGGTATGTATTGCCTCCTGATTACGTTAACTGGGTAAGGGTTTCTATATATCAAAATGGTGTATTAATGCCATTGACTGAAAACATACAAACAAATTGGAGTAGTTCTTATTTACAAGATAATGATTGTAAAATACTATTCGATGAGTTTGGAAACATATTAAAACCAGAAAACTCTACTATAGATATGGATAGAATTTCTGGAAGTAAAAAAAGTCTTTACTTAAACTCAAATAGCAGTCAGGATGGTAATATGGGTTACAATGTAGATGGTGCTTGGTTCTTTGATTATAGCGTGGGTCAACGTTATGGGCTTAATACAGAGACTGCAAATTCTAATCCTACCTTTAAAATAAACAAAGCTTCTGGAGTAATTAACTTTAGTTCTGGAGTTTCAGATAAACTAGTTATTTTAGAGTATGTTTCAGATGGTATGGAAAATGGTGTAGACTCAGAGATTAATTTAAATAAATTGTTTGAAGATTTTATCTACGCCTATATTAAATATGCTATATTAACCAGTAAATACGGCGTTCAAGAATACATAATCAATAGAGCTAAGAAAGAAAAAACAGCTTTATTGAGAAACGCAAAAATAAGATTAAGTAACATACATCCAGGAAGATTGTTAATGAATCTTAGGGGTCAAGATAAATGGTTAAAATAATATGCCACAGTTTACAAGAAATTTTATAAAAGGAAGGATGAATAAAAGCGTTGATGAACGATTAGTTCCTCAGGGTGAATATATTGATGCTTTAAACTGTAGACTTGGATCTACAGAAAATACTGAAATAGGTGCTGTAGAAAATTCTTTAGGTAATACTAGGTTAACAACCTTAACTTACGAAAGTCAGCCTTTAAGTTCTCAGGCAAAGTGTATTGGAGCTTACGAAGATGGTGGAGAAGAAACTATGTACTGGTTTATAAATGATCCAGCAAACACTAACTCAAGCACGGGTAAGGTTGATATGATAGTATCATACAATACTAAGTTGGATTTAATATTTTATCACGTTATATCTACTAGTGTTTTAAATTTTGATGATACCTATTTAGTTACAGGAGTTAATCTTATAGATGGATTATTGTTCTTTACAGATAATCTAAACCCTCCTAGAAAAATAAATATAAACAGAACTTATCAGTACCCAATAAGCGATGTTGATCAGGTGACTGAACAAGACATAGGTGTTATTGTAGCTCCGCCTTTATTTGCGCCTACACTTACGCCAGTCCAACAAGGTGGTGGAGAAAATTATATGACAGATATAATGATTTCTTTTGCTTACAGATACAAGTATGAGGATAATGAGTATTCTGCTATTTCTCCTTTTTCGCCAATATCTTTTTCACCAGGACCATTTCAATTAGACTTTTCTACTTATGACAATATAGGTATGGAAAATGTATACAATAGTGTTATTGTAAAATTTAACACAGGCGGAAGAAACGTAAAGGGAGTGGATTTATTATTCAAGTCAACAAACTTTGCAGCGATAAATGTTATTGAAAGATTTAATAAATTAGATCAAGGCTGGTTAGATAATATTGAACAAACATTTCAGTTTACAAATCAAAAAATATATACTGTTTTACCAGAAGCTCAGCTTTTAAGACTTTTTGATAATGTGCCTAGAATTGCACAATCTCAAACGCTTATGGGTAATAGGCTTATGTATGGTAATTATATTGATGGATATAATATTACAAATGAAGACGGTCAAGATGTTTATTTGGATTATACTTTAGACTTAATATCAGAAGACTTAGATGCTGGGGAAGCACCTTCAGTAAATACTTCTTTTAATTACACTATAAATGGTTCGGTTTCAGTTATTAACGGAACGGCTACTTATGATACAACTGGATTTGATTTAAAAAGTGGTTCTCAGATAGGTATTTCTTTTAACTTAGGTCACTCTCAATTTTCTGGAGCTGCTGAATATGTAGACGGAACGGAGCCTTTAAATGAATATGAATCTACATTTTTATTTAATATTCAAGAAGATTTTTCTAATGCTTATGACTTAGTTAACTCTCCGTCATTTATAGCTGCAATATCTGAGTTTGTTGCGCCTTCTAATTCTACGTGTTTTTCTCAACTATGTTCTACTGGATGTGTTAACGGTACGTCAGTTACAGATTTAATTAACTGTGGTGTTGTTGCTAAATCAAGCTGGTATAAAGTAGGTTTTGGATTATCAGGAACGAATCAAGGTATAGTTATTGGATCTACGCCTGGTAGCAATAGTTTTTCTTTAACTGTTCCAGCAATAAAATATGAGAAGTATGATACAACTGTAACTCCTAACCTTGGCTTGGGAATATTTGCTTATGAATATTTTACAGTAAGACAATCAGAACTTCTTTATAGTTTAGATTCATCAAAAAGTAGCCTACATAGTGACAGAGATTATGAGGTTGGTATTGTTTATGAGGATGATTATGGTAGAGCAAGTACTGCTTTAGTAGATACAAACAATACGGTTTACGTTCCTTGTGAGAATTCAATTACAAAAAATACAATAAAAGTTACACTAAATAGCTACCCTCCTTACTGGGCTACTAAGTATAAATTTGTTTTAAAACCATCTAAAGATGAATATAGAACAGTTTATTCAAACATATTTTTTCAAGAAGAAGAAACTGGTAATGTGTGGTTTAAATTAGAAGGAGATAATAAATCTAAAATTGTTTTAGATGAAAACTTAAAAGTTAAAACTGATACAAATGGACCAGTATTAAGGTGTGTTGAAACAAAAGTTTTAGATTATGGTAGTCAAGTAGAAAACTGGCTTTGTCAAAGGGCAAGTGATGGTACTTTAATAGATGAAACTTGTTCTCAACCAACAGGAGTTTATATGCAGCTTAGACCAAGTAATTTTTCAGCTGGTGTTGCAAAAGATGCATTAATAAATACTGGTGAAGATGGATGTAAAGGAACTTATTGCCCTGTAAAGTATGATGTATCAATACCTAATCCTGATACAACTGGACCAACTGATTTATTTATACCATACACTATACCAGCAGGAAGTCTTGTTACAATAAAACTTGAAGCTAATAGATTTAAAAGAGGTTCTAAGTGTGGAGGAAGACGATATCTTTTTGACAAAACTTTTACAGCTAGTCAAGATTATGATAGTATGTATGCTTTTGTAGAGGGTGATAATATAGATTTAACAGCTGGAATTAGTTCAGGAAGTGACGACACTATAAATGCTGTAAACCAACCTAGTACATTGTATCCTTTTTACACATCATTAGCTAGTGGAGGTCAGTCTTATGTTACTTTTCAAACAGATGCTTCAAACGGAAAAATGTATCTTGTTTTTCAAAATGGAACTCCTAATTGTGGATCGCCAAACAAGAGAAATTCTTATGGTAATGTAGAGGTTATAGCTCAAAGAGCAACCACATTAATAGTTTTTGAAACTGAAGCAAAAGATGCTAATACAGAGATGTATTTTGAAAATGAGCAAGTTTTTGACATTACTGGAGGGTATCATCAATCAGGAACAGATGTTACTGATCAAGATCAGACAGTAAGTTTGCCTGCTGTGATTAATTTAACTTTCTCTAATTGTTTTACTTTTGGAAATGGAGTAGAATCCAATAGAGTTTTAGATGCTTTAACTACCCCTAGTTTTACTATAGGCGAAAAAGTAACTGCGGTTTCTCAAGAAGAATACAAAGAAGCTCATCGTTTTAGCGATATAACATACAGTGGTAATTTTAATAAAGAGTCTAATGTAAATAAGTTAAATGAGTTTAATTTAGCTCTTGGTAACTACAAGTCTTTAGAAAGTTCTTATGGTCCAATTAGAAAATTACACGCAAGACAGACAGACATACTTACTTTACAGGAAGACAAAATATCTTATGTATTAGTAGAAAAGAATTTACTTTCTGATGCGTCTGCTGGAGGGGCTATAGCCTCAATACCAGAAGTATTAGGTACTCAGTTAGCTAGAATCGAAGAGTTTGGTATAAGTAATAATCCTGAAAGTTTTGCTTCTTATGGTTATGATGTATATTTTACTGACGCTAAAAGAAGTTCGGTTATAAATATTAGAGGTGGTATTAGTGCAAAGTCAGACAAACTACAAGTTATATCTTCATTAGGTATGCGTAGTTGGTTTAGAGATTTATTCACCACTGGATTTGATACTCAGAAATTAGGAGGATATGATCCTTATATGAATGAGTTTGTTTTAAGTAGCAACACAGAATTAGTGCCAGTACTTCCAACAAATAGAGATTGTGGGTATGAGGTTAGGCAATCAAATTCTAGTGAGGCTTCATCTTTTAATATAGATTGCACATCTCTTATAGGTGATGTAGCTTGTGTATATAATTTTGATTCAGGCTCTGCTGTTTTGGTGGTTAACTATAATGGTGTTGATGTTATTAATCAAACAATAAACGGAACAGGAACTGTAACTTGGAATAAAGGACAATCCTTTCCAACAACTGCTCAGGTAACTATTACCCCTACAGCCGCAACATATTCATTATCATTAGGTTGTCCTCAAACAGAAAATTTAACGGTAAAACGTATTGTTATAAATGCTTCTGGAGATGCTAGCCTAACGTCTAGTATTAGATATAGATGGGCTGATGGAACAACTATAAGTCCTTATCAAAGTGACAACATTATCTTAGAAGAGGATGGTGTTTCGTTATTTGCTTCACAAACAGGTCCTGCTTCTTTTGGAACAATACCAGTGAGTGGTGCAACTGTAACGATGCAAAACCTACAATCTGTTGGAGAGACTTTTGCTTTTGATCCTTTAGCCGATAAACTAAAGTATTTGGTTTCTAATACCAATTATAATGAGGCTGATATAAGTACATTAATACCACTATTAAGTACTTCCACACCTATTGTAAGCGTTGGCGGTAACACCTATCAATCAAGCTTTACTTATACTAACGCAGCGAATGATGATTACTTGTATTTGGTTTGGGACTATAGAGTTGCAACTCCAATAGAACTATGTTATGATGCTACTAGCGCCTCTGAATCTTGTTGTAGTTGCGGAACAGACGCTCCAGCTTGTCCAGATAGAACTTTAGTTTTTCAGGTATGTAATAGTAATGCTGCTAAAGATGATAACTTTGATGTATATTTAAATAACAATTATATAGGTGCTTTAGACTTAAACTCAAACACACAAGCAGGATCTGTATTTATAGCTTCTTCTAATACGAGTGCTGCGGTAACAAGTAGTGACTTTGTTTGTCCTTTAAATCTTATGGTTACATATCATTTCGATCCTAACTTTGTAGTAGGAGGAGTAAATACTTTGGAGCTTAGAAATACACAGTCTAACAATAATGGTAATTACGGGTCAATAGGTTTAAGAAATTATTTAACAACAGGAAATGTTTTAAACAGCCCTTGCGTTGTAGATAACTTGGTGTACTCTGGATCAACAGGGTCTAGTTTTACATTAACATTTAATTACACTGAGTGTTGTCCATAAATAAAAAATAATATGAGTTTAGTAAATAAGTATATTGATTCTGTAAGTTTTTTAACTGCTACTGCGGTTTATGACGATATTAATTTAACCACAAAAGCAACAGACGGTTATTATCAGTTTGGTGGTCAATACAGAAGACAGGTTTCAGGAGCGTTATTAACAGCTACAGTATGTGCTGATTGCTTTGCTTTTGATTCTTTAGATTATGTATCAACATCGGCTCGTGACTTATGCTGTGAGACACAAACATCTGTTCAATACTATTATCCTGCTGGGTCAACTTTTTTAACTACAACAAATATATACACTGATGTAAATCTAAGTAATATTGCTGCTGATGGTTTTTATCAAGAACCTGCTGCAAACCAATACAGACAAATAACAGGAAGTGTTTTAGGCACGGTAACAACTTGTCCTTCTTGCGCAGAACCTTGTGGTACCTCAATTACAATCCCTTCAGGCGCTCAAGGCTACTATAATTTAGATTTTGACGCTGGAGCCACTGCTTCTGACGTAGGAGCAATAGTTATATATTTTAATCCAGCTACTATTCCTGACGGAATTAGAGTTTTATATGATAACGTTTTTTACAACACATTAACAAATAATACTAATGGAAGAATACAGACAACAAGTGGAGTCACAGGTGCTTTCACTATAGTAGGAAACGGAGCAGATACGTGTGTTCCTTCTGCTCCAAACACTACCTCTTATACTTTCTTTGACGGTATTGTTGGCGGGGCTTGGAATAACACAGGCACAACACAAAGTATAACAATAAATACTGGCGATTTTGTTGGTGGTAGTATTAGTCAATATAGCACTTTAGTTATACCTAAAACAACTGCAACACCTAGTGTTGTTAGTTTACAGGTATTAGGACCTTGCTCAGGTACTGGTTGGCTTGTTGAGGTATCTTGTCCAGCAAATCTACCGAGTGTTTTAGCTTCAACAGCGCAATCAACGGACGCTTGTCAATCTACTCAAAATACATCTGTATATTTTGCAAAAAATTATAATGACACAAACACAGTGCCTATTGTTGGAAACTTTGTTTTTACAGATCAAAACGGAGCTACCCCTTTAAATAACACAAGTACTGTACAATATTATATAACAGGAACTATTGCTTTTAGTGTTTTAAATGGAGTTGTTGTTTCATCTGCTACTTGTACTAGTGGAACTTCTCAATTAAGAATTTCTGACTGTCAGACAGGTAACACTTGGACAATGACTAATACATACGGTCACGTCCTCACTGACGTTATACAATACCAGCAAGGGGTACCAGGGCAGGGTGCAGTATATTGTGGTACGGTAACGCAAGTAAATGTATCAGGGACTAATGATGCAACAGTAAATGGAGCGCAGATTTATACCTGTAGTGATCCAACACATTGTTTACAATAATAAATATAAAATAAAAATATATGCCAAATTATACAC